TTCTTTGATAGAGACCAAGGCTTTGACCATTCCTGAGGCCGCTGAACCGTGATAGTTGATCCATCCTCTTCAATCTTTAGTTTACGAAAATCCCGAAACTCTTCAACCTTCATTAGGTCAGCGAGTTCCATCTCGACAATCTTACGAGCCTCACGCTTAGCATACACTTCAGTATTGAGTTCACGAAGCTCATTGTCTACCTCACGATACTGTTTCACACATCGTTTTAGATCTTTAATTGCCTCTTCCATTCTTAGATGATTCCAAGGCTTTAAGAAACTTATCCATTTTCAATATAATGTTCTTCGACGAGATAGAAATCGAGAATCTGCGTAAAGTGTATAATAAAGAACACAAGCAATCTATCCCTAAAGGAAACGCTCAAACAGTATGGAAGAACATACAAAAACGACTTCACGACCAATGTGATTCGGGTGCAGCAGAATGTATAATCAATTCATTACTTACCAAACCAAAGGCTCCCGACGCCTGGAAAGGTAACCCTGAAGAATGGTTATCGTCTGTCGATATCGATGCTGTCGAGAAACAGTTTGCCACTGTATTTTCAGATTATTATTATGTGGGAACGGTCCCTATAGATTTTGGAAAAGAGTCAGCGACTGGATCGTGTATTGTAAACTCGCTGTGTTCGCTCAATATTGAAGGATTGTATAAAAAAGGATATCGCCGTATCGGAATAGTATTTAATACTGATGTCAGTACTGGTCCGGGTCAACATTGGATTGCCCTGTATTGCGATATTCGTCCTGAACTAGTTTTCCCCCGTATAACTTTCTTTGATTCGTATGCTGATCGACCCTCAAAAGAAATTATACATTTAATGAAACGATGGAAGACGGCGTGGGATGCTACGAACATTCATTCCAAGCCAATGGCTACAACCTACAATAAAACTCGTCACCAGTATGAAAACTCGGAGTGTGGAATGTACAGTCTATACTTTCATTACTGCTGTTTATTGGGTATCCCAATGAAGAAACGAGTTCCCGATGAAGTTGTGCGTGGCTTTCGTGGAGCTCTCTTTCGTATATAATCACAAATGGGTTGGCGCGAATATGTTGTTGTAATATCAGTTTTGGCATGTATTGGAGCAGTTGTCTATTGTTTTTTTGTGGCTATTAATTCGTGGTATACTTATTAATGGGTGCTCGAGAATACATTATTATAGGAACAGTCGCTGCTTTTATGATTGTTCTTCTATGGGCTGTAATTGGATCTATTAATTCGTGGACTAAATAACAATGGACTGGTTCTCATTGTCAGCACCTCTAATAGCACTACTAATCGTCGTAATCGGCTATTGGTTGTACTTATCATTCACGCCATCCGAATCTAAAGCTTTGGCTTCTGCGAAACCAAACTTTGCAGCCTACGAGAAGGTTACAAAACTTGCACCTTTAGGATGCCCACAAACGCCGGCTTACCGTCTGTGTGATTTCTTTGTAGCGGCTTCTTCATATTCAGTGTTTCCAGGCGCCAAGATTTATGATTATGTGTCCGATCAGATTATTCCACTAGTTGTAAAATCGGGTGCACGAATGATAGAACTGGATGTGTATGCTGATGAATCTGATAAACCGGTTGTTGGTTTGAAAAATCAGAACCTTGGAACAGATTACGCTTATAATACTGTCCCTTTTGAAGCTTGTTGTGTAGCTTTGGGCAATACTGCTTTCAACTCTGTCACTTCCCCCGTATCGTCTGATCCATTCATTTTAAGCTTGGTGTTTCATACGAACAAAACGACCGTTTTGAATGCATGTGCCGAAATACTCAAAACAACTTGCCGACCATATTTACTTGATACCGAATACAGTTATCAGCGCCGCAATTTGGTGGTAGAGCCAGTGTGCAATCTCCAGCGCAAACTTGTTATTGTTTCGGGTGGCGAAGTGAAAGGAACTCTCATGGAAGAGCTCATCAATATTTCTTGGGCTACATCTCATTTAAGGCGATTGACTTACACTCAAGCCTCGCAGCCTCATGATTCGGATGAATTAATTAACAATAACCGTAACCATATTACCATGGTTGTTCCCGATATTGGGGATGACTTGGTCAATTTTAATCCCCAAATCCTCTTTTCTTACGGATGCCAGTGGATTATGATGAATTATGGATCCGTCGATACAGCAATGGAAAACTATATTGGCGAGTTCCAGGAGAACAGTCTAGTCCTAAAACCAGCTCCACTACGACCTCTGCGTCCCAAAAAGTTCAAGAAACCCACTTTACCGGATCCTTCAGTTTCTTTTCAGCCCATGCGTAAAACGAGCCCGATCTATGATGTTGTAGTATAAAATCTATACCTTAAAACAAAATGGCAAACAAGTGGCTCATGCATGTCAAGCGCACAATGAAGACAATGAAGAGCCGCGGCACCTACAAGAAGGGCGATGGCCTAAAGAAGGTGATTCTAGAGGCTAAGAAGTCGTACAAGAAGCACAAGGGCGGTGATTCTCCCACTTCACCCACGGCTTCTCCGTCTACTTCCCCAGTAAGTCCCGCGGTAGCTGGACGCCGCCGTGGACGCAAAGGAGGAAAGACTCAGCGCCGTCGCAAGTAGGCATTTTCAGAAAAAAAGAGTGTAAGGAACATATAAAGACAAAATGGGTGGAGGATTGCTTCAATTAGTAGCCTACGGCGCCCAAGATGCATACCTTTCCGGGAATCCTCAGATTACCTTCTGGAAGGGTCTGTTCAAGCGCCACACCAACTTCGCGATGGAGCCTTTTCGCGTGAATTTTACTGGCCAGGCTGCTTGGGGTACTAAGCATTCAGCCGTTCTAGGTCGCCATGCCGATCTCCTATACACAACTTACCTAGAAGTTGTCATGCCCACTGGACTATTCAATAACGATCAGGGTCGTCTAGGTTACAATCTTATCAAGTATGTAGAACTCAACATTGGCGGACAGGCGATCGACCGTTTGTACGGTGAGTGGCTATATTTATGGGATGCTCTGTCCAGCGATCTAACTACTTCCAAGAAGCTTTGGAACATGGTTGGCGCTGGTCCTAATGTAACCGGTGCGGTTTCCCAGGCTTACACGAATGATATTAATGGCAACACGAATGTATTAAATACAACGGTAACACTTACGGATGGTTCTACCGTCTGCAACACCGGTGCTGGAAACTCGGGACACCAGTCACTACCCAATATTCTATACATCCCACTCACCTTCTTCTACACGCGCAACCCTGGTGCTGCCCTACCACTTATTGCCTTACAGTACCATGAGGTCAAGATTGATCTCCAGTGGAACTCGGTTGATTTTATTAAGGGAAACTTTACAAATAACTTTGCCGATGGTTCAAGCGGTGTCTCATTCCCTACCCAGCCAATTCAGGCTGCGATTTATGTAGATTACATTTACCTCGATACTGAGGAGCGCCGTCGTATGGCTCAGCAGTCCCACGAGTACCTCATTGAGCAGACGCAGTACAACGAGGATAAGGGTATTTCATCATACAATAACCGTATTGACTTAACATTCAATCACCCAGTCAAGGAGATTGTGTGGGTTGTACAGCCTTCAGAGTACACGAACTGCAAGCTTCCTCTGACAGGACAGAGCTCGCTCCGACGCTCGGCAACTCGTCTACAGCCATTCACATACGATGTCGATGCCGTTTTTGAGCAGCACCTACAAATTAACGGTCAGGACCGTCTATCCAAGCGCTATGGCGACTACTTCAACACAGTGCAGGCCTACCAGCACCACACTGGTCTTTGTGCTACCGTTCAGTCTTCGACGGGTCTACCAATTCACCAGTCCGGTATTTACTTGTACTCTTTTGCTCTGCGCCCCGAGGAGCACCAGCCATCAGGTACTTGCAACTTTTCACGCATTGATACGGCTACTATTGTAATGAGCATGAGCGGTAATGTAACTATGAATGAGGTCGTTGATAAGACATATGATGTACGCGTATACGCCGTCAACTACAACATTCTCCGCGTCATGTCCGGAATGGGTGGCCTAGCGTACTCCAACTAAACTTCAAGTACCCGACTCAAACTAAAGGATCTCTAATACATAGATAATGGAAGTCGACAAATTACTTGTCGTCGCCCATCCCGATGACGAAGTTCTTTGGGGTGGATTTAATTTAATGTTACAAACAGGATGGTTTGTGGTTTGTTCGACCAACATAAACAATCCCGTACGTTCTCGCGAATTTTTCAGAACTATGTCTTATGCTGCCGTGACAAAGTTTGTGATGTTTGATGTAGAAGATAAATATGTAGAAGAAGACGAGGAAGCCGATGCACTCTATGACGGTTCAGTCTTTGAAAAAGCGCTTGATGAACTTACAAAAAAGGAATGGAAGTTAGTTTTGACGCATAATGCTTCAGGAGAATACGGACACGCTCATCATCGTAAGGTTCACCGCATGGTGAAAGAGCGATTTCCAGAATCTAAGTTTTTTACTGGAGGACATACTTTGAGTGCTTCTGAACTTTCTGAAAAGAAGGAACAGTTGCAGTTCTATAAAGCGACTCAGGATATCTGCAATAAGATCTATAAAAATAAAGGATCATCGTTACGGAAACTTGAGCGCGAACACTACTTCCATGAGAAACCCTATCTCAAATACCATAAGGTTATAACTCCGGTAATTCACCAGATTTGGTTTGGGACTCCATTAGCGAAAACGAGTGTGCGATACAATTTGATGGCTGGAGTCAAAAAAGTAGCCGAAGAGAACGGGTTCGCATATAAATTATGGACGAACACAGAACTGACGCTCGAAAACTTTCCATTAACTTGGTACTATATGAAAACTGCCATTGAAACTGGTGAGGATATAGGTCAGTCTAGATTCGCACAAGTTGCTGATCTAGCGCGATACGAGATTTTACACCGATTTGGCGGAGTGTATATGGATTCCCTCTTTGAAATTGGATCTGAGTTTTGTGCGCATATCAAGAAACATTCAAATTTTGATTTGATTGTTGCAAACGAAGATCCGTGCGAACTAAAATGCAAATCTGAAGTTGGAAAATATATGTCCAATGGATTTTTTGCATGTATTCCCGGATGTATTGTTCTCAAGCGGTTACTTCACACTGCTACTTTAGAAGACATAGATTTTGAAGATGTGCATATTAACCAAACGACCGGACCATACTTTTTCCGGCGCGGAATCAAGCCCCGCGATAATGTACATGTGATCCCAACTTCTAAAGTTTACCCATTTATGGTCAATGATTCAGAGTACCGTAAGGGTACGCCAAATCAGTGCATTACTAGAGATGAAAAATTATTACATAATTGTTTGAAAGAGAAGTATTCCGATTCATTAGCAGTCTATCATTCAGGATTTGGAGGGTCCTGGAGCTGGTAGAGACTTCAGCTTTTCAAGGTAAAGAATAGCATCCATCAACTCTTCCTGTGCATGCTGAACCCAATCTAAAAATCCCAAATCTGTTCGATCTAGAGTTGTTCCATACTTAGCTTTTCCAAAATCTGCCCGTCTTTTAAATGCATCTATGACACTTGTAACTACAGAGTCATACTTGGATTTGGATTCTAATTGCTTCATGATTTCATTCGCAGTATTTTTACAACACTCGGCATCCATTGACATTTTAAGTACTTAGAGTTGAATGTTAAAGTTATTCCATGAGAATATCTGCCATATTCACGACATCATCTTTGGCCTGTTCCTGCTCAATAAGAAGGTTGACGGCATTACGCTCAGCCTCAAATACCGAATGATCTTCTTCCGTTCCTTCTGGAAGTTTAGTCTCATCCACAAGAATATCTACAAAACCAGTTCCACATGGAGGCTTTTGCCCGAACATGATGTTCGCAGAAACACCTTTCATATTATCAAACTCTCCCGCCAAAGCGGCATTGAATAGAATCTTGGATGTCTCCTCGAACGATGACTTGGCAAGTACGCCATTCTCGACATTCTTGTTCATTCCGAAGCGATCGACCTGTAGAATGAACCCAGGATAAGTCATGGCATCTACAAGCATCATAAGATGGTGGTAATCTACGCCATCCGCATCTACGAAGACATTCACAAACTCTTCATATAGCGCGACCCTTACAGTTTCAATTCCAAACACATCTAAGATCTCATGGATGCTGTCTGAGAATGTGCGGAATGGGTCTACATTCGGAAGGACCGAAAGATCCAAAAGGTTTGTGCCTTCAACATCGAGGACATACTGTTTCGTCGCAATGTATGATCCAGTCTTTTCATCCCACAGAAGTTGATTCGTTACTTCACGAGGAAACACTCGTCCAATTCCGTCTACTCCTGTGAGAACTGTATCTAGAAGCTTGTCTTCGATAAAACGCAAAGAGAGAGCGTTCTTTACCGTGTCTGCGCCAAACACAATTCGCATAACAAGCTTATCGGGGGCATTCGTGTCGGAATGAATACAGTCAAATACCTTCAGAATCTTATTGTTCTCGATCTTTGTCCTAATGAGTGGAAGATCAACGACATGCCGAGCAGCCATTTCCTGCCGGTCAAGTTCCAAACGCATAATCCAAGGAGATGCACACTGTCCTTGTGTTACTGAGAACTTCTCATACGATGTAAGAATATCACGATCTTCCTGGATGAGTGAATTAGAGGATAGTGGGTTGGGATCGTAGTAAATGCGCACAGATCGAGTGATATCACGAAGAGTTGTCTTCTGAATCTCTTTGGCCTTGTAAATAGCTGAATCTTGTGATCCAGCAATGGACGGGTCCAAATAAATCGTATTAGAAGGATTTTTGGGATTATGTGATACCGATAGAAGTTCAACAATACGAGGTACACCCTTAGTAGCGTTCGCCTTAGCAGTTCCAGCCGAGTGGAAAGTGTTCAGTGTTAACTGAGTCGTGGGCTCACCAATGGACTGAGCGCCTAGCGTTCCTACCATCTCGCCAGCGTGAACGACTGACTTTGTGTACTTGAATGCAATCTCCTTGAGCATTTCATCGAATAGTTCACGAGTGAGACGGAGACCAATAATAACCTTCTTTGGCGAAAGGTAGAACCGTAGTAGAATATGAAAGAGTTTATTGTGACGAATCGTTCGGCTCTCGCATAGTTTTGCAATTTCGTCCACAACATACCGAGGAGTCAAATCGGTCTTCACCGAGAAAGTGTTGCGATACTTTTCGGCGATTCGCTTGAAATTGACTGGGCTTGATACTTTCTCGCTCTTCGAGTATCGCAGAACATGTCGGACGAATACATCGCGATCCTTGAGGATTTGCTCGACATTATCGGGAATATCATCGGTGGACTGATAGAGAATGTTTGAAAGATCTCCCGGAGCAAGAGCAAAGTCGCGGTAAATCTCTTCCATCGTCATCAATCCAAGAAGGCATTCTACACGCTCAACACATACGGAATCAATCCCATCTCCGCCATAATGGAACTGGATCACACCACCATTCACATTACGAACCGTGCCATCATACTCTACATGAAGATCCTCCATCGTCTTTACGAGCTTACGCTGAATGTAACCCGAATCGCTCGTCTTAACAGCAGTATCAATCAGACCTTCGCGACCACCCATAGCGTGAAAGAAGAACTCGGCTGGACGAATGCCATTGATAAAACTGTTCTCTACGAATCCACGAGATTCCATACTGTCATCGAAACGGCTGAAGTGAGGAAGTGTGCGATCCTGTAGGGTATACTGAATACGCCGACCAGCTACAAACTGCTGACCCAAAAGCGCCATCATCTGCGTAATATTCAGGTCACCACCCTTAGCACCGGACTTTACCATCTGTACCATTCGGTTATCTTTGGACAAACTGTTATTGACATTCTCGCTAATTTGACTGTTGATATCTTTTAGAGCAGACATAATCTTATTTTCAAGTTCTTCGCCATCAGGACGACCTGAAATATTCGTGAAAGTTCCAGCATGAACGGACGACATGATATCTGCAATCTTCTTCTTTCCGTCGGCAATTGTCTTCTTAATGAAATCATCGGCTTCAATATTGGCAATCAGATCAGAAGCTCCGACTGAGAACCCGGAGAACAGATTGTACTTAGTGACAATATTTTGGACATCATTAATGAACTGGGCTGCACGCTGAGGACCGAAATCGTTGTAAATTACATGAATGGCGCCTTGAGACGCAGCTCCAAATGCACCCTTGGTGAGAACTCCTGATTTCAGTGACCCATTCTCTACCTTGATGCCTGAATTGATATTCATCAGTGGGAAGGCAGTTGAAATAATCTCCTTACCGGTTAGTACTCGATTTTGGCGATGGTAACCTGCAAGTGGCTTCTTCATACGACTCATGATATTCATTGCAATGTGCTCCGGGACACGAACTGAATCCTGAGAAATACGGAATGAGCCGGTCATCGTATCCTGGAAGATCTGAATAATCGGTGACGCCAGACGAGGAGAAATGATTTGGCGAAGAACGGATGCTAGATACTTGAGTTCAGATGCAGCCGCAATACTTTGTGGCACATGCATGTTCATTTCATCGCCATCAAAATCAGCATTGTATGGGCGAGTAGCGGACACATTCAGTCGGAAGGTAGAGTATGGAAGGACACGAATACGGTGGCATTCCATCGAACCCTTATGAAGACTCGGCTGGCGATTAAACAGGACTACATCCCCATCGATGAGGTGGCGATGTACGATGTCGCCCTCCTTTACATCAATTGTTTCGGGATTCACGAACTTCAAACTGAATGGCTGATTCTCCTCTTTTAGAAATACCGATTTGGCTCCCGGATACTTTCCCGGACCATTGCGAATGTAGGTCATTAATCGGTCGCGATTATATCCTGTAACTACCTCGGGAAAGGTCAAGTTACGGGCAATTTCTTCAGGCACACCTAGCTCATCGAGGTCAATATTGGCGTCGGGTGTAATAACTGAACGGGCCGAAAAGTCTACACGCTTACCCATCAAGTTACCGCGAACACGACCAGTCTTGGCACCCAAACGGGACTTCAGAGTTTTTAACGGTCGACCCGATCTCTGAGCCGATGGAGGTAGACCCTTGATATCGTTATCTACATATGTCGCTACATCATACTGTAGCACCGCTAGATGCCGATCAATCACTTCAGCGGATTCACCCTTATCAATCTTGTCACGAAGCTTTTGGTTATTGCGCACAATGTTGACCAAGCAGTGCGTCAAATCATCTTCCATACGCTGATTATCCTCCATGATAACTGATGGGCGGACAGTGAGAGGAGGCACGGCTAGAACCGTGCAGATCATCCAATCCGGTCGGCTGAACTTGGGGTTAAATCCAATCAATTCAACATGGCGATCTGTCATACGCTGGAATGCACGAAGAACCATTTCGGGCTGTAGAAATACAGGCTGGGCTTCCGTATCATAAGTATACGCCTGCAGAGTTGCAACCGAACCTTCCTGCTTATCAACCTTCTTGATTGAGGGGGTTCCACAGTGTGGGCACGCTGAGCTTTCCTTGAGTTCCTTGAGCTTGTAAGCGGTCGTTCGGTCACGGACAGCATTGAATCGGTCAACACCCTTAGACATTGCCTCGATTTTCTCAAGTTCTTCATTGGAGAGGTAAGGGTTTGAACAGTTTAAACAAACAATTGAAAGGATCTTCATAATTGGGTCAATAAACTGATAGAGGTATACCGGTCGAGCAAGTTGAATATGGCCAAAGTGACCGGGACACAGAATATTAGTTTGCTTGCATGTTGGGCAGATCTTGCCATTCTCAATAACTCCGAAATGAGGATCAAATACACCACCGGGGACTGGCTGCTGAGCCTGAGTCGTCTTATCAGTAATAACTTCAACGACACTTCGAGCTACAATTTCTTGAGGATTAGCGATGCCAAACTGGACACCGATAATTGTATCTCCCATTCTTGTAATTACTAAGTATTGTCTTTAGATTCTTCCATTTTCCATCAAAGGTGCCGAGATATTTTCAGCGTTAGCGTCCAAAAATCATCATCGTTTAGAATATTGGTCACAATATACGAGGGATAGTCGTCTTCTAATTTCAGAGCCCAATTTTCAAACTCCGGACCGAGCCGTTGAACAAACTTTTTTTTGTCCTTGATTTTCATTCGCTTCAGATCTTGAAAAATACGATCAGCAAGTTGTGCGGTTTTATTCGGTTCCATGCTCTCATCTTTCAGGATTCTTACCATCTTGTTCCACTCTTCCATTTGAAAATCTACGGGGAAATATAATGAAGTTGAAAACGATCCGTCGGTCGCATAAGAAAGATAAGAAGTGGGATGCGGTGTTTGATAAAGACGGTAAAGAAAAGATTGTCCCATTTGGACAGAAGGGGTATTCTGATTACACAAAACACAAAGACAAAACTCGAAAACTGCGTTATTTAAAGCGGCATTCGGGAATGGGTGAGCACTGGAATAAACCCGATACCCCAGGTGCTCTGTCCAAATGGGTTCTGTGGAATAAACCGTCATTTCATGCAAGTGTTGCAGATTTTAAGAAACGGTTTCGGTTATAATTATAAATATGTTATTACACAAACTTCAACAACATATTGAAATGGCATTTAAAAATGCTGAAAATGAGATATCAAAAGTTACACCTGAACTGCTGAACATGGAAGGAATGACTGGTAAAAAGACAAGACATTTTTACAATAATCTAATGAATAAAGAAGATTTGAGATATTTAGAAATAGGAACTTGGAAGGGATCTTCGGTTTGTTCTGCGATGTGTGGTAACAAAGCTAAAGTTGTTTGTATTGACAACTGGAGTGAATTTGGTGGACCAAAGAATGAATTTTTACATAATTTTTACAAATACAAGGGAAAAAATGATGCTGCCTTTATTGAGCAGGATTGTTATACTGTAGATGTTTCTAAACTACCGAAGTTTAATGTTTATATGTATGATGGAAATCATACTAAAGACAGTCATAATAAAGCATTAGTTCATTACTACAAATGTTTAGATGATATGTTCATTTTTATCGTAGATGATTGGAATTGGCTAGAAGTTAGAGAGGGAACGCTTGATTCTTTGAAAGAGCTAAATTTAACTGTATTATATCACAGGGAAATACGAACTACAAATAACAACACTCATCCGCTCTGGGGAAGTCCAGAACAAAAACAATGGCATAATGGAATCTATGTAGCAATTATAAAAAAGAACTAATGCAATCACTCAAAACGAAAGAGGATAGAGTCAAAGAAGGAGTACATATTTTGAATCAGCTCCGAGAGGCAGGAGTTGGAGATGTATCAGAAGGATTTGTGGAATTAAAGAAACAGGTTTCGGAATGGGTTACAACTGGTAAATCCTGGGACGGGCGTATAGAGTTTCATGAGTATGGGAGGTACGCTATAGTCGAACTTCCTAAATCTGCAAAAGTTGTGTCGACATTAGCATTTAAGCGAAAGCGTGGTATATAAATCACGAGATTCGGATATTGGGATTCCAGGGCCCTTAAGAGGCCCCGCTTTAAGGCAGAGCCGGTTCGATTCCGGCATCTCGTACCAACACTCATAGTTTAGTGGTAGAATGAGGCCCTTCCAAGGCTTTGGCCCGGGTTCGATTCCCGGTGAGTGTATCCAATCATACTTTCAAAACTAAATGGCATAGATCTTCCACTTCCTAGCCAAGCTTTTGCATTGGCATTAAAGAATTGAACATAAAAAAACACAACCGTTCCTATTACCAGCGAGTACCAAAGCTCCATGGTAATAAAAACGAATATATTGGGACAAAATAAACACACTGTAAGAATGGATCCTCCTAAAACTCGTCGTGAGACCAAGAAGACAGCTAAAGAAAAGAAGGGTGAACGATATGGTCAGAAACATGTTCGAGCCGTTGCAGGACTTAAGAAGACTTGATATACAGTGCATCTCCCCAACCATGATGAGTCATTTGAGTATGTGCACGGCTAAACCCATGTGGTAGAAGAAACTTATCCAAATCTCCAATCAGAGCACAGTTCTCATACAGCTCTTTTTCGTTGACTTCTAGATATAGCGCGGTTGCATGTTTTAGTGACTCTTCTGCGCCCTTGAGAGCTAAAAGCTCGGCTCCTTGAATATCAAAGTTCCAAAAGCTATACTTTGCCGCATCCAAATTATTACGCTTGAAGAAAGTGTCTACTGTTACAGTTTGCATTGGTGTACTCTTTACATAATGAACCCACGGATGCTCCTGTAGATGTGTCTTTAAATTGAGGACACTAGATGACTGTACATTATTTGACTCGTGAAACACAACGGTGTCATCATCTTTGTCCGTAATCACTGCCTGATATACATTTGGAATACCACGACTCTTTGCTTGCTCAACCTTAGTGTCAATCGCATCAACCCACACAATCGTATCGGCAGTAACACCCCATCCATTATAAAACGCCATCTCTTCACAATCGTGAGCACCTACATGAAATACCCCAGTTATAGGAATATTAGTTACTTTTAGTATAGTCTTGACTACTTCCGGATCAATCAGCATTTGATAAATAAGTTTAATGACATCTAAATCATATAGAAAACTGTAAACTTGCTAATTTTTGAACTTGTGGATGCATGGACACAAATTGAGGATTATAAGCCCATGGTTTATGGCATGCAAACGGCTGATCATAAAATACGGTTTCAACTGAAAACTGTCTAGCCTTTTGAGGAGACGGTTTCCGAACTTTTATAGAAAAATCATTGTTCGGTCTTCCTAACCATTGTGAAAAAAATCCATCTTCACCTTCTCCTTTTATGAATGGAACCTTTTCAATCAGCTCTAGCATTTTAGATTTTCGGCGAAGTGAAAATCCACCATTTCCTATCTGACCATCAAGCCATGGTGCGCCTACATAATCATACTCCAAAAACTGGTTAATTAAATGTGCATTTTGTGGAATAATTATAGTATCTGTTTGAAACACTAAGAACATTTCAGTCGGGATATGCTCATGAAATTTAGAGCTTGTTAGGAGTTCATTATACTGTGCAATATTCATATTTTCGACTCCTAAATTTACTAAAGTTATACGCTTTACAAACTTTTGAAGTTCGTATTTTATGATATTTTGGATATATTCGAGATTGTGTGTTCCATGACACACAACAATATTCCAATCATCAGAAAGATTGGTTAGAATATTGTTCAGAACATACGATAGAGCTGCGTGCTTACGAGGCTCTACGATTACGGCAGTATACATTATACCTATTTCAAAAGGGCTGTTAAAACGACTCGGTGCGTTCGGTGTTTATCGCGAGTTTTTGTCCGGAATCCTTGTTTTGTGCGCCTGCAAGTTACGCCGCGATACGATTTACGATCGCATCCACTCGCATGATACATCACGCGTGCCACAAATCCTCGATAGGATAAGATATCTGAATTAGAAGCACGAGCTAACGATTTCAGAAGACCGTACATCCACTTTTGGTACTCTTTTTTATTTTGTAGTGGAACTGGACTGTTCTTATCTAAATACTTCTTGAATACTGTTTGCAACTTTTCGAACGGGTAGACATCTGCCAAATGAGTCAAAAATTGACGGTGTCTTGCCATATCTTCCGGCTCAGGATGATCGGGGTAATTTGCTGCTACTGTAAACAGAAAATCTCGTCCTGGAACGGCAGTAGGTTTCATAGATAAATATTTAGCCTTTACATCCTCAAATGCAGGATCGGGGCCTGGATCTTCAACTTCTGGATTGTCTGCGCATTGCGTTCTTAATTTGTTATTGACCATATTGTGGATCTCATATAACCACTTCGCCGGATCGCCTTTTAATGGATGTTGGTTCACAAATTGAGTGGTAGACGCTCGACAAAACTTACATGGCAACATCTCTTTCATTTCCAATAGAACTTGCTGCGGGTTTGCGGACAGAAACGATATTAAATGAAACAACTGCCATGCACTTGGCCCCCAATAGAGAGTGTTGAAGCCCATATAACTACTCTTTACCGCAAAAAGATTTCTTCCTGAAATGGTACCATGTTCTCTCCGGACTAGCACGCATCGGAGGGGAGAACTCTGCGCGAGAAACGTCTACTCTGGCACTGATGGAACTTTTCCGCTTGCTTATGGAGC